CCAGTGATTTCGCCGGGGTGTTCGACGGGCTCGGCGACATCGCCGCCGATGTCGCCGGCAAGCTCGGCGCGTCGTCGAAGCTGGCCGGCCAGGTCGCCGGGGCGATGGGCGGGCTCGGCATCGCGGTCGCCGCCGGGGCCGCCCTGTGGACCCTGTACCAGGGCAACCAGAAAAAGGCCCGTGAGGAAGCCGAGAAGCTGATCGCGACGCACCGCAAGCTGGCCGACGCCCTCGACAAGGGGGACGCCGCGGCGTGGTCGGAGGATTTCGTGGAGGCGTACGGGGACGTCATCCGGGAGGCGAACAAGGCCGGGTTCTCGACGATCGAAGTGACCAGGGCGATCACCGGGCAGGACGCCGCGTTGACGAACATCGACAACCGGCTGGAGGCGTACGCCGAATCGTTGCGGATCTCGGGGATGTCCAACGAGGACGCCATGCAGGCCGCCTACGACCTGCTCGGCGCGATCACCGACTCCACCGCCGCCTACGAGGAGAACAACGGCACGATCCGCCAGCAGGACGCCCTGTTGGCCGGCGTCGCCGTGTCGATGCCCAAAGTCAAGGGGGCGACGGAGGGGGCGACGAAAGCGACCGACGACAACACCACCGCCGTGCAGGACAACATCACCGCCCAGGACCGGATCGCCCGCAAGCTGGAGTTGACCCGGCAGGGGTTCGAGAAGATCCGCGGGGCGCTCGACATCCAACAGGCCGCCCTCAACTTCGAAACGACGATGAACGACGCCCTGTTCTATGTGCGGGCCGGGTCGGACCTGACCGAACAACACATCCTCGACATCAAGACCACGATCACCGAGGTGGCCGACTTCGCCGCGTTGACCCCGATCGAGGTGCGCAGCATGTTGGAACGGATCGACCAGGGCGACATCGAAGGGGTGATGCGTGAGGTCAACGACCGGTTGAAGTGGCGGTCGGCGGAGGTGCCGACGATGCTGAAACCGCCGACGCAGGCCGAGTACGCCGCGATAACCCGCACCATCCAGCAGGGCATCGGCACCGTCTACTTCACCGCCGCGTTGAACCAGATGCGTTCCGGGGCGTACGCGCCGTGACCCGTGTCGACGACCAGGCGCCGCCGGCCGTCACCCTCGACACCCATGTGCTGCCGGGGTGGTGGACAGGTCACGGACAGTGTGTCGTCGCGTTGGAGCGGCTGCCGCAGGCCGCCTACGTGTGGGACGACGACGACCCCGACGTGACCTGGGATGACCTGACACCGGAACGGGTGTGGGACGCCCCGTTCGTCGGGTCCGGGTTCACCGACGTGTGGTGTGATCTCGTCTCGTTGGAGATGGTCACCGGGGAACCCGATGATCAGGACAATTTCCGGACCCCGTACTGCCGGCTGGTGCTGCGCGATCCGGGTGATGGCCGCTACCTGGCCCGTACCGCCGACGGCCGTCTGCGCTACTGGTCGGTCGGGCGCCGGTTGTGTGTCTGGTGGCATGACGAGGACGGGGCGGACTGGTGGCAGTTCGCCGGGCGGATCGCCACCTGGAAAGACCCGTTGATCACCGCCGAGGTGACGATCGAGGCGTACGCCACGATCGGACAGCTGGCCTCACCGTTGGGGCGGGACTGGACGGTCGGCACCGCCGGGGACTTCCCGCAGACCCGTGCCGCCAAGATCCTCGCCGTCCAGCCGTCGTATGCCGGCCCGGTCCGCGCCGTGGCGGTCGGTGACGTCCAGTTGACGGTGCCGGCCCCGTCGGACGTCGCGCAGCTCGACGCGCTGCGCCGCGTCGCCCGTTCCGACGGCGGGATCGTGTTCGCCGACAGCGACGACACCGTCGTGCTGCGCGACCGCCGCTGGCGTGGCGGACGCCCCGACCAGACCACGGTGCCGGTGCTGTCGACGAACGTGTGTGACACCGGGCCGGATGGGATCGTCGCCTGGGATGTCACCGCCGCCGACTTGGACGTGCGTCTGGCGGGTCGGGTCCGGTTGACGAACGCGGCCGGGCTCGTCGCCACCGCCACCAACCCTGACATCGACCCGTCGGTGACGTTCACCCACCCCGACGGGGACTTGTGGACCACCCAGGTCGAGGGGGACGTGTTGGCGGCGGAGGTGGCCCGCTGGCGTGCCGATGCCCGCCTGGCGATCGGCACCGCCGACGTCCACCTCCACGACATCCGGTTCGACTACTGGCACCAAGCCCTGGATCGGCGCATCGGGGACTGGGTCCGTTTCGTCGACGCGGACCGCTACAGCGGCGACCTGTACGACGTCACCCTGGTGTTGACCACGATCCGCCACACCATCACCCCGGACGCGTGGACGGTGCAGTTCGCCACCACCCCGGCCATCGCCTACACCGCGGTGGAGCTGTGGGACTCCACGGTGTTCGCCTGGGACGACCCGTCACCCCTCGCAGTCTGGAGATGAGCAGCTATGGCTAACCCGCCGATCGTCATCGGAACGTTCGACAACGTGCCGGCCCCCGGCTCCCCGATCCGTTCCGACTGGCCGCAGGAGATCTCCACCCTCGTCACCGCCCACACCGTCGACATCGCCGCCGCGATGGTGCATTCCACCCTGTTCGGAGTCGACAAGATCGGCCTGCTCCGCCTGGCCGGAGGCAACTCGGTGCAGACCTCGAACGCCAACGGTGAACTCTCCATCGTGTTCGCGCATCCGTTCGCGTTCGCGCCGCTGTGTTTCGCGATGACCGCCAACCCGGTGCAGTCGACGCTGTACACCCCGGTGCTGATCGAGCCGACACTGTTCTGGGTGCGGGCGACCAACACCGCAACCGGCGCCCCGCTCGCCAACACACCCGGCCTGGCGTTCAACTGGCTGGCGATCGGCACCCGATGACGTTCGGGGATGCCACCGCCGACGACGCGTTCGACACCGCGCCGCCCGATCCGGTGCAGGTCGCCCGCCGGCTGCACGGCTACCGCCAGGCCGTCGAGGACCCGGCGCCGTGGTCATGGGAATCGCTGTCGGACGAGCAACGCGCCGCGGCGGTCGAGGTGATGCGACGCCTGTTGGCGTTGGGGCAACGCCAGGGGTGGATCCGTTGGGTAGCCGCTACCTGACCGATCTCGCCCAGGTCTGCCGGGCCGCCGGGGTCGGGGTCGTCGAACTCGCCGGCTGGCAGGACCGGGCCCGCAGCTCCGGCGGCTACGACGGCAACCCGTGGGCAGTGTTCTGGCACCACACCGCGTCGGCCGGCAACGGGGCGCAGGACGCTGACTACTGCACGTTCGGCGCCGACGACGCCCCCGTCTGCAACCTCGTCGTGGGCCGTGACGGCGTCGTGTACGTGTGCGCGGCGGGGGCCACGAATACCAACGGCAAGGGTGGCCCGTACCTGCTCCCCGACGGCCGGGTCATCCCCGCCGATTCGGCGAACAGTCGGGTGATCGGCATGGAGCTGTCCAACAACGGGGTCGGTCAGACCTATCCGGCGCCGATGATGGCTGCCGCCTTCGCGGTGTCCACCGCCTGTGCCGCCGCCTACGGGTTCCAAGCCGACAACGTCGTCACCCACCAGGTGTGGGCGCCTGACCGCAAGATCGACCCGGCGACCGCCGACGCCGTCGAGGGGTCGTGGTCACCGCCCGCCGTCACCTCGTCCGGTACGTGGTCGCTCGACGCGTTGCGGGCCGAATGTCGGGCCCGTGCCGGATCCCGCCCACCGATCGGAGACGACATGCCCGCACAAGTCATCAAAGGTGACGGCTCGGACACCTACTGGGCGTGGAACGGGGTGTCCGTCGCCGGTATCCCCGGCCTGGAATGGGTGTCATGGGGGTTCGAAGCCGGCCTCTACGCCAACTTGGACCCGGTGCTGTACCCGCAAGGGTTCGTGGACCAGCTCGTCGCTGCGCAGGGGGAACGATGAACGACATCAACCTGAACACGATCGCCAACATCGTCACCGCCGTCTGCGCGGTGATCCTGACGATCAAGATCCTGTAGTCCCCCGGCGCCGTGTCGGTCGAGGCGACGACGCTCGCCGGCGCGTTCGTCGTGGGCCTGTTGGCCGGCACCATCTTGACGGTGCGCCTGACCCGTGTCATCGCCGATCACTGGCGGCGCCGCGTCGACCGCCCCGACCAGGAGTAACGGAACTGTGGGAGCCGTTTCCACGTTCGAATTACGACGGTGTCGTTCGTGACTTCCCGTTGTCGCCGTGCAACGATTGACGCTCAACACGGGGTGACTGCAACCGCCCCCGCACGCCACGGGGTCGAGGGGTTGCAGCTATCGCTCCGGTTGCAGGCGGGGGATCGGTCGCGTGTCACCCATCGATCGATCTCGCCCGCCCGGACCCTGCGGACGTCGTCGCCACCCACGTCGCGAGGGGGCACGAAACGGACATAACGCGTGATGCCATGACCAGGGGTGATGCCGCGTCGCCCCTGGTCAGGCCGCCCGCCCATAACAGGGGTTACGTCAAGCTGGCCCACCCAAAGGGGCACGACCCCGGCGGCGGATCCCCAACGGGCCGCCACCGGGGTCGTAGCCTCGATCATCCGACCACGGTTCGCGCCATGGCCGGGACACGACAACCCTGTACAGGAGGACTGCCGATGGCACTCGACCATACACACCCCCTACACGTTCGGCACGCCCAATGAGCCGCCGGCCGTGGGAGATCGACCCCGACCCCGTCGAAGTGGAACGGGCCCACCGCCGCCAACAGCTCGCCGACGAGATCGAACGATGCCGCCGCCACTGGCACACCGCCAAGACCCACCGCGAGGACGTCTACCGCCAGCTCCACGAGGCGGAGCGGGCGGAGATTTTCGCCGCCGAGGCGTACCGCGTCGCCGTCGCCGAGTACGAGGCGCAGAAATGACCGCCGTCGGCATGCATGCTTCGCAGTGGGCACGCGTCGTGCTCGACGAGCTGGAGATCGACCTGTCACGCAACGCGGCCCACCTCGTTGAGACGCTGGCCCACATCGCCAACGAGACCGGCGAGGCGTGGCCGTCCCTGGACCGTCTCATGCGTCGGATGCGCCTAGGCCGCACCGCCGTCAAGGACGCCCGCAGCGAGCTGGTCGCCGTCGGACTGCTGAAGCCGACCGGCGCCAACCGGGGCGGCCGCCGACGGTCTGACGGGACTGGGATCACCGCCCGGTACGCCCTCGCCCTGCCCGCCTACCCCCACGGATTCGCTGTCCACAACCGGCCGCCCCGGCGGCCGGTTGACGACGTTGATGCTGTCCACAACCGGCCGCCAGCGGAGCAAGAACCGGCCGCCCCGGCGGCCGCTAAGTCCCATGAAGTCCCACTAGTACTTACAAATCGCGACGCGTTACGCGCGGTACCCACGAACAGCGAGCGAAGATTTCCCATGACCATCACCGTGGACCCGGTGCCGACCGACGCGACATGGGACGACTACTACGCCCCGGTCGGAATGGACGGGGGGACGTGGGATGTCCGCTGACGAACCGCAGTCCGATTCCCCGCGGTGGATCAGACCAGGACCGGCCGCGATCGAGCCGGGCCAGTGTCCCGGCGGCGTCGTGATCCGCGTGTACGCGACGAGTGAACCACCGGTCCTCGTGATCCAGCAGAAGCTAGGTCCGGCCGACGACGTCGCCGGCGCGGCGACGGTGGCCGCGGCGATGTCCGACGAGACGGGATGGAACGCCTGCCTCGTCGCGTACGACGGAGACACCGGGGAACGGATGTCACCGGAGGCGTGGGATGGCTGACGAACCGCAGTTCATCAGCGCCACGACGAGGCTAAGCCCTGTAGCCTCGCCGCCCATGACTGACCGAGTGTTCGCCAACATCGAAGTAACCCAGCACGACATCGACCGCGCCAAGGTCAACGACTCGTCGCGGTGCGTGGTCGCCACGGCCGTGGCCCGCTCGATCCCTGGCGCATCAAGGATCAGCGTGGACGTCCAGACCATCCGCTTCACGCTTTCTGGCGAACGGTTCGTGTACCTGACTCCGCCGGCCGTGACGGGCTACGTCATCGCGTTCGATGCGGGTGAAGAGATTCACCCGTTCCGCTTCAGGCTCCGCCAGGACCAAGAGCTGCGCGTCCGCCGCCAGACCGCCACCGAACCAGGCAAGGCGAAGAAGAAGGCCCGCAACGAGGTGGCCGCTGCACGTCGCAAGGCGGAGCAGGCGGAGCAGGCCGCCGCCAGTCCTGAAGCGTCCGCCGCCGACAAGCGGGCAGCACGCGAGGCCCGCCGGGCCCTGGCCGACACTGAGGCGGAACGGGCCGCGGTGATGGCCGCCTATGCCGGGCAGCCCGCGTACGAAACCGACGACCCTGCCCTGCCCCCGCCCACGATGCGGATGCACAAGGCCCGGCAACGTCACTACGGGCATCGTGAGATGCGGATCAATCAGGCCAGGGATGGCGACTGAATCGCAGTCCATCCCAGTCTGCGCGCGGTGTCATGAGGCGAGTACGGGCCTGGAGCTTTCGTACCGCCAGCCGGACGGGACGTATCGGTGGACGTGTGCGTGTGGACAGGTGAACGTGCAGCGAGAGAGGGGGATGCCGTGACGTGGGGTCGTGTGGCGGTGGTGGTGGTCGGTGCGGCGGTGGTGTACGTGGTGGCGGTGCCGTTGGCTGTGCTCGGCGCGGTCGAGCGCAGGGGCGGTCTGCGTGCGTAGCCATGTCGAACACGCGTGTTCAAGTAGCGTTGAGGTACGTGGAACAGTTGCGTCTGCCGGCCGAACTGGTCGGGGATCTGGCGACGGCACCGCGGCCGGGGCGGATCGACGCCAGGGCGGAGATCGTGCGACTGCGGGCGTCGGGGTTGGGTGCGTCCGAGGTGGCCCGATCGTTGAACCGGCGGGGGATCTCGACCCCGACGGGCCGCGGTCGTTGGCATCCGGAGACGGTGAAGCGCCATGCCGACCCGCTCGAGGCGACACGGTGGCGTCTGTACATCGCGGACTACCGGGCCCGCCACCGCCAGTGACATCCCGCCCGTACGGGGAGCGGGCCTACCGTGCAGCCCTCGCTGTGTTGGCGCAGGGTGAGACATCGTGCGCCTACTGCGGGGCGGTGGCCACCTCACCTGATCATGTGCCGCCGTTGGCCGACCACCAGCATGTGCGCGTCGGTGAGTGTTGCCATCTGATGCCGGCGTGTGCCCGCTGCAACCTGGCGCGGGGTGCGGCGACGGGGAACCGGCGTCGCCGCGCGCGGTCGCGGTCGCGACTCGCGCCCGGATCGGGCGCGTTCTTGGATCGCGGAAGTGGGTTGGACCCCGCCGCCGTGATGTGTCTCTCTCCCCCGGTTCGGCCGGATGGTGGCCGTGTAATCGGACCTGAGCGGGATGGCGTCTGATCGTGGCCGATCGCGGCCAACCGCGGCTGCCCGGTGTCGGGGCCGATGGAATCGCCCGCCCGCGGCGGATGCGGCGGGCTGTCGACCTGCAGTTGAAGACGCAGCAAGCGATGGGGCAGCTCGAACCGGTCGACGAGGGGCTCAAGGCGATGGCCCGCACGTTGGCGGACGCCTGGGATGCGGAGGTGGCCGACCGCGACGGGTCCCGCTACACGGAGGCGACGATCGCCGGGCGGATGCTGCCGGTCCTGTTGGAGCTGCGCGGGGAACGGCATGACTCCGCTAGCGACATCGCCTGGGACGCGGAACTGGAGCAGCTCAAGGCCACGATTCGCGACGCCGCGCGATCCCGCCAGGACGACGATCGGGCTTGACACCGTCGCCCACCTGACCCGTCTGCGCCGTTCCGCCGCCTACCCGTGGCAGTGGGACGTCGCCGAGGTGGCCGGGGAGCTCAACGACACGGGGACCGGGTTCCGGTACACGACGGTCGTGCTCGCCGTGCCCCGCCGGGCCGGCAAGTCGACCCTGGTGCTGGCGGCGAACCTGGCCGCCCTCGACATGCAACCCGACGCCCGGTGTTGGTACACGTGCGCCAACGGCCGGGAGGTGGCGGCGAAACTGTTCCGTGACGAGTGGGACCCGATGGTCGCCCCGCTGTCACGCCTGTACCGGATCCGCAAGTCGCAGGGGTCGGAAGGGATCCACAAACGTCGCGGCTCGTCGCGGCTGCAATTGTTCGCGCCGACCCCGACCGCGCTGCACTCCACGAACGTCGACACCGCGACGGTGGACGAGGCGTTCGCCGCGTCGATCGAGGACGGCGAGGGGATCGAGTCGGGGATCACCCCGGCCCAGTTGACCCGGCCGTGGCGTCAGACCTGGATCGTCTCCGCCGGGGGCACGTTGGAGTCGACGTGGTGGGACCGTTGGCTCACCGCCGGGGCCGCCGGTACCGAGGGGGTGGCGATGTTCGACTACGGGGCCGACCCCCGCGATCCCGGCTACGACCCCGCCGACCCGGCGGTGTGGGTGCGGGCCCATCCGACCGCCGGCCGCGCCTTTCCGCTGTCGGTGTTGGAGCATCTGTGGGCGACCCGCACCGATGACGCCAGTTTCGAACGGGCGTACCTGAACGTGTGGCCCCGCCCGTCGGAGGCGTTGGTCGCCGCCGGGCTGGACCTGGCGGTGTGGTCGAGCGCGGCGCGTCCCGCTGTCGCCCCGCAGGTGGCCGCCCTGGCGCTCGACGTCGCCGCCGATCGCTCCAGCGCGTCCCTCGCCGTGGCCGGCCCGCACCCCGGCGACCCGTCGCGGTTGGCGGTGGAGGTGATCGACGTGTGCCGCGTCCACGAGCTGGCCGC